TCCTGCCGTCCAAAGTTCGTAATAGTACCGCGCGTCTCCCGTGTCGTATTTGCACACGAAAGATTGAATGATGTCTGTGTCTCCGGAAGCTACTCGAAAGTAAGCCGTGTTCGCAACCTCGCGCGGGTCAGTTGCCCGCCCGAAGTTCAGGAAGTCCATTCTCCAGAATAGATCTCCCGTTCGTTTCGGGAAGGCGAGTGTCTGTCCGCCATAACCAAACCCGGAATTCGAGTAGTGTCCGCCGACGTCGCGTTTGTCTGGAGAGTCCGCGTCTGGATTGTAGCGCCCGTAATCATAGCGACCTTTGGAAGCCCACGTTCCGACCTTTGTCCAACGAAGAACATCGTTGAAGTCGGAATGACCGTCGAACCCATCGATCAGGATGACCGCCATTAGACGTAACCCGTAACCGTGACGGTTCCGTTCTTGCCGGGAGTCGTGGAGCCTGCCTGAAGCATGTCGATCCTAAGCATAGCGCCCTTCGGAATAGTGAGCGGAGCCGAAGCGAACGAGGAGAAGGTATATTGTCCCGATCCGATTCCGGTTATGCTTCCGGAAAGAAGAACGGAGACGCCGTCAGATTTCACGTCGAGGGAGATCGTGTCTCCTGTCGGCGGAGTCGCAAAGTTGACCTTGATGTCTCTCAGGGTTATGTTCCATGGGAGTTCTTGTCGAGCAACATCATTCTGAACCACAACGCCCGGATGTTCCAGCGGAGGCGAGTCCCACGCGATATTAAACGCAATGGATTTTAGTTGCTTAACAGGTTGTTTCCGGATACGACGAATCAGTCTTTGCATCGTTGCAAGCGCATCCCGTTGCTGGATCTGATTCGAAACTGTAATCGTCTGCGTAAGTATTGTCCGTTGTCGTTCTTCCAGTGAGACTCGTTCAACCGTCCCAGTGACGCCGGTCACATTGTATGAAGGAAGATTCAGGGACATATCTTGTCCCGGTTCAAGACCCCATTTTTCGGAATCGATTGTGACCTCGACGCCAAACTCCGAGAAACGGTCTAGGAGTGCGTTCGCGTACTCCTCTAGCAGTTGCGGGTCGTCAACGTCGTCGACGATCTCACTCGAAGCATAGATCCCGGTTCCGCCTTCAACCGCTATCCGCGCATCGATCTCCGTTTGATTATCAATAACCATCGGCGGAACGCCCTGAGATTCGGAGCTTATATTTCCGGAAGGTTGAACCGTTCCTCCGATTTGCTCTGTCGCTTCGAACGTGACCGCAAGAACGTCGCCGCCTGTTGGGTATGCTCCCGGTTTCCCTAAGAAGTTCCAGACCATATCCAATTTTCCGGGTGTCGTCGAGTCGTCCGAGTTCCCCCATACAACAACGTAATCCCATCCCGAGGGAGCGCCGCCTTCGTCGAGGTAGTACCACGAGAGCGGAGAACCGTTCAACGTAACCGACAAAATCCGCTTGACGTGATTCTCATAGCGGTTGTCTGACAAGTACTGTCCAGAGAAGAAAACCGGAAGACCGTCGACGGTCGTGTCAGTCGGAACCGTGTACTCGAACGTGATGATCCCGCCCGGTCCGCCGAAGACCGTATAACCGGGAGCACCCGCAACACCAGTCGTCGCTTTCGCGAAAGTGCTTTTGATGTAGATTCGATTCCTGTAGAGTCCCCGGTTCTGTCTGACCTTAAGATTCCTCCAGTCCTCGTTAGGCGTTTCCGTGATTGTCCATGGAGCGGAAGTTGATTCAGCCGGTCGCGAGTAGAACCTGAAGTTCTTATCGAAATCGATTTGCCAATTCCAACCCGTGAGTTCCGCAAGTTTGTCGAGCGCCTCGTTCAACGGGATCGCGTCAAACTCCAGATCGCCGATCACAATTCCCGGATCACCTTGACTCAGATACGAGATACCTTCCGGAACTAAATACTTCTCGCTGATATCTTCGAGGATCGAGGTTAGATCCCCAAAGGAATTCTCGGCATACTTCGCACGAATGATCCGCCGCGAAAGCGCCTTCGCCCAATCCGTCGCTTGAATGTCGTGGAAGATCTCGATCCCGCCCGTCGTCGGTTGCTTCGAAGTCTCGAAGCTGTCAACCGTTCCCGCGAAAATCTTTTTCCAATCTGAGGAGACCTCATCCCAGAAGTACAGCAAGACATCTTGACCGAGCGACGGGAAATAAGTTCCCGCTTCATCGTAGACACGGAAGGTAGTCGAGCCTAAGAAGTTCAACTGACGGTCAACCCTGATCGAATCAACAAGCGCATTCATCTGTTGACCGTTGATATGAACAACGAAAGGCGAGTATCCGGAAGCTACAGGATCGTCGATAAGCTGAAGGACCGCGCCGCTTTGTCCGAAGCGTTCAGCGGACGCGATTCCCACGAGACCGAGCATCGGGAAGAGAAGCGCCCCATCCGCGCCGAATTGCTCCAAAGACGGAATACCTTTTGTACCGACGATGATCGCTAGAGTCCCATCCGCGCCAAAAGCTTCAGCCGATACAATACCCGCCGCGCCCGTCAGAGGACCCGTGATAGAACCACCTGATCCAAAAGTTTCAACCGAAGTGATCCCAGAGATACCCGTAATGGGTCCTGAGAGAACGCCTAGCACGCTGAAAGCTTCTTCCGAAGGGATTCCCGCCGATCCCGTGATCGGTCCCGCCAGCACGCCATCAGCGCCGAAAGCTTCTCCAGAAACTATTCCTGCCGATCCGACAAGCCCTTGTTGAAAGACAAGTCCCAAGAGCGCCGCGCCAAATTCTTCCGCTGACACGATGCCCGCCGATCCAGTGATCGGACCCGTGCAAGATCCTCCGGAACCAAAAGCTTCTCCGGAAACTATGCCCGCTACATCGCGACCGTCGATTAGGTTTTCCGCAAGAACCCCAAATACACTGAAAGCTTCTCCGGAAACTATGCCCGCTGAGCCAGTTAGAATAACCTGAAGTACAACCGTTCCACCTGATCCGAAAGCTTCTCCTGAAACTATGCCAGCCGATCCGGTAAGAGTCTGATCACTGCTGATAACCGACAGAGGTTGAAAGACCTCGATACCGATTTGCGTAACTCTTGCATCGGGAGCGCCGCCTTCTAGGAAGACTTCGGTACCGATCTGAGTTACTCGCGCTTTGGGAGCGCCGCCTTCTAGGAAGACTTCGGTACCGATCTGAGTTACGCGACCCGGCATTTATTGGACCCTTCCTACTACGGAATCGTATAGCCCCACTGAAAAGCGTTCAACTTTGCTACAGTCCAATCCGCCGCGTCAAATGGGTCTTCAGTCCAAAACTCAATCGGGGAGTCCATGTCTGCAATCGCAGTAAAACTGTCTCCCAGTGAAACCGCATTGGAACCGTCGTAGTTAACGGATGATCTCCGCCCGAAGTTCTTCAAAGAAACCGGAGTCGCATCCGTCTTGCGTGCGAAAGAGTAGACGCGAATTCCCACGATAGGAAGAGCGCCATCAAGAACGCCCGTCCATGTTGGAAAATTAAAACAGTCCCGATGCCCTGAGGTAGGCGACTGGTTATAGGTACTGTCTTCGTCTGGAGGACGCTCATCCACTTGCGACACATTTGTTGAAGACAACGGCGTGAAGTCCGTCAGATCACCATCAGTAGCCGGGAGACCGTAGAAAACGCGGGAAGGTCCCTTGAAGTCGTTGTCCTTCGCCCCGGTCTCATCCATGACAATCAAATTGTCCATGAAGTAACTTCCGGAAAAATTGGGACGTCGAACATTGAAGTTTTGCATTATCTTGCCGACAATGTGTTCGGTGTCCAGACCTGTATCGAGGATCTCTTGAACGGGTCCCGCGCCCGTATCTACCATCAGTTCAACTTCACCAACAGTCGAAGAGATCTTGACCCGAATTCCAATATGGAACCACGCATTGATAGGAATCGGGTAACCTGTCGTCGCTGACCCGAGCGTTCCTCCGGCATCAGTCTTGAACTGAACATTTGCGCTACCTCCCGATTCACTCTCAAAACATAGACAAATCTGACCGACCCCGTCCTCTGTTTGAATCTCGAAGAAAGCGCCAGCCGGAGCGCCCGTCGTCTCAAAGGTTGAAAGAAAACAATCGAACTCGATTATCAGTTCCGAGTAAGCCGCGTCGAGTCGAATCATTGCGGGAGCGGAAGACCCAACTTGCAATGAGTACCCGTAAGTGTATCGGGTCGTCGACGAAAGCGTGAGACTAGTATTCGCCGTGAAGAACGGAAACTGATCCGCGTCATTCGAGAGATCAAACCCCGTGAACATAATCAAAGCCATGACTTTTGTCCTTCCCTTCTTCCAAGCTTCCGGAAAGACTACAGCTTGAAGATCTTGTTCGAGTCGTTCGGGAATGCGACCGTGATGTTCCCGCCGTTCGGAGTTGCCGGAAGACCGGAATAGTTGTCGATGTACGCGATCAAGAGAGAGTTGTCCGGAGTCCCTGTATCGTAAGCAACAATGACAATTGCTTCGAACACATCCCCGCTAACAGAGTTCATCGTATGATCCGCTGCATCGACAATTCCCGCCGTCGACGACTTGCTCGATAACGACGCCGCTCCCGTTGCGACCCGCGCGGGTGCTCCAATGTCTGCAAGAGTCGCATCATTCGCGGAGTCAACCGTGTAATCCGCATCGTCGACGAAGATCAAACGAATGTCGTCGTTGACCCAATCAATATTTCCGTTCGCGAAGTTGTCGCGACCCGTGTCATACAAGAATGTTGCCATGTCGTTTCTCCTATAAGTCGACGCCGCGTTGCCGCCACGTTTCAATCATCGTGTCCGCTACTTGTCGAGCGTCCGCGTTGTTCACATTCACCTGAAGCTGAAGAGAATTGTTTCCGTAGTTCGCCGCTGTTCGGTTGCCAATGTTGGTTAGCGTTCCTGTCCATGGATCGATGAAACCTGTTGGTGCCGCTCCCGCGTTTCCTCCGGAAGGCGGAGCCGGAGCGGAGGGTTGACTGATCGCTCCGCCCGGTCCTGCTAGAGTGCGCGGACCCGAGGTTATAACCGCGCCGACAGACTGCGCCGCGAACTTGATCTTGTCAGACGCCTTCTTGATCTCTTCACCCGCGAACTTCGCGTTAACCGCGATATCGCTCATCCCTCCGGAAACTATAGACGCCGCGCCTGACACTGTCTTGGAAAGGTCATCAAGGGATCTCGCGTAAGTAGCAGTTGTTCGCGCCGCGCCATCATACGCTGTCTCTTCCGTTCTGAGTCTGGCGGTTGTTTCCCGAGCGAGATCGCCTTGACCGTCCTCTAGATCCTCAGTAACATCGACGAGGTCTTCAGTGGTTCCGCCTAACTTAAAAGTGATTTTGTTTTGTTTCGTTCCAAGCTTGACCGCTTCCGCTTGTTCCTTGTTCAGCTTCTTCGTAACACGAGTGAGAGCTTCTGTCTCAACCGCTTGTTGGCGTTCGTGCATGATCAACGGTTTGATCATCTCCGCCGCCTCTTCCGCGCGGACGCCGACTTCGTCAATCCGTTTCGCGAGTTTATCGTTCGACGCTTGAACTCTTTCCGAGATCTGTTCGAGGTACTCGACTTGCTGATCGGTCTGCTCTCTTCCGGAAGCTCCGCCGCCCTTCATCAGGAGATCGAAGATCGACCATGTATATTTGTCAATACTACCTAAGAACTTGAGTTCGCTTAGCCAGGGAAGGTACTCGTTCATCTTGCCTAGCTGATCGAGACTGATATTCTTCAGTTCGCGCGACGTGACTTCGAGACGACCAATGTCCTTCTCCATCCGTCGCGTCTGGAAGTAGCCGAGGATTCCGACAATGGAGTCGACAATCGACGTCACCATTCCAATAGGACCCGAGAGCGCTTTCCCTATCTCTCCGGAAGCTTTATCCGCCGCCCCTCCCGCCGCGTCGGTAACTACGTCCGCCCCGCCGCCTCCAAAACCGAAGAGCTTCGAAAGAGAATTCCCGAAAGCGATCAGCGCGTTCTCACCGTTCTTCAGGGAGTTGACGAGGTCCTTCGCGATGCTCTCCAGAGCGAGACGAGTAATCGCCTTTCCGATCTCGGTAAAGGTGTTGACCATGACCTCCCCGAGATTGCCGCCACTCCAAATGAGATCAGCGATCTTCCCGCCCATATCAGTTAGAGCAGTTGAGACCGTCTCCCATGCGTCACCCCATTCATTCGTTTTCTTGATGTTGTCGTCGAGGTCAACGCCAAGCTCTGCGAGCTTCAGTTGCGCCGCCGTCAGGTCCGCCTGAATCTGATCTGTCACCGCGCCGGTTGCTTGCGCGACTTCGAGTTGTTTTTGAAGATTGGCGACGAGAGCATTAAAGAAGTCAACCGCCGATGCCTTCCCTTCCTCATAAGCAAGCTTCACACGCAAGAACGCCGCTTCTGTTTTTTCCGCTCCCCTCGTAAGAGCGTTTGTCGATGTGACGCCGAGATGTTCAAACGCCCCTGCAAGTTCGTTTGCATCCTTGATCACTCCCATGATTGCGGGACCGAGCCGATCTTTTAGCGGAACGATGATATCGACCTCGACGCCTTTACCGACTTGCTCCATCGACTGCTCGACTTTCGCGAACATGTTTTGAAGCTCTCGTCCGGACGAAAGGATCTCTTCGTCCATCTGTTCGAGTTGTTGTTGGATCTTGACGATTTTCTTCGCGCGGTCCTCATAGCGCTTCAGCATATCGATCCGCGCCTGAAGATTCTGTTCCGCTCGTTTATTGACTTTCGCTTTCGCTTCTTCCGCGCGAGTCGTCGCTTCAATTGCTTTCCGAGATGCTTCCTCTTGTGCCTGTCTTTTCCTCTCCGTTCGGATGGTCAGTATCAGTTGAATCCGTGCGTCAGCTTCCGCCCGTGCATTGCGGAGAACCGCTCCATTGATCCGTTGCAACTCACGAACAACAACGTCCCCCATGTCTTTCGTCTCGCCTTTGGCGAGTCGTATCATGTCCGCTATTTGATCGAGTGCTTGAGCCGCCCCGCGCCATGGTGCGATGACATTCAGGACAGCGTCTTTGAACTTCTCCCAAACGGACTTAGCTTGACCGACTTGTTCAAGAGAGCGCCGGAACGCATCGTCGAATTCATGCACGCCGTTCTTGACATCGATCAAGGATTGCTGAAGCTCTTTTAGGATTCGCTCTTCCGACTTCGTAGCGTCTTCTAGCTGCTTGACACTCTTCGCCGCGTCCTTCGCCGCCGTGCTCCATCCGCCAATAGCATCCGCGACATTCCAAAGACCCTTACCTACAGCCATGACCGCCATAGCCGCGACAGCGATCCCGAGCGCCATCAGAGCGGGAGTCGCAAGAACCGCCGCTCCCCGAAGACTGGAGATCGCCGCTTGCCCAATGCCCAACTTCTTAGAGCTTGCCCCGAACGTTACCATTGCTTTGCTCACTCCGCCAAGAAGCGGACCGAGCATCTTCAAATTTGCCGCCGCTCCCAGTAAGTGACCGAAGATCAGGATCACGGGACCGATAGCCGCCGCGATTCCAATGAAGGCGACGATCCCCGTCTGAAGCGATTGCGGAAGCTCTTTGAAGATCTCCGCAAGCGCTGTCACCTTACCCGCTAGAGATGTGAAAGCTTCCGCGATTGCGTGAGCAGTGGGCGCAAGAATACTACCGATAGAGATCAGCGTTCCTTCGACCGCTGACTTCAGCTTCGTCATTGCTCCCTTCCAACCCTCAAGCTGAGTTTTCGCGACTCGCTCCGCGACCCCTGCGTTCTCCTCCATGAGTTTAGTCATGTTCCGGATCGCATCGGAACCTTGATCAACCGCCGACTGCATAGCAGGACCCGCGCGGAGACCGAACAGTTTCATCATGTCCCCCGCGCCCGCGCTTGCCTCTTCTAGCTGTCCGACGATGTCAGCGAAGCCGACGAACTTTCCGACAGTGTCCGTAACGGAAATACCGAGTCTTTCCATGATCTCCGCTTGCTGTTTCGAGGGAGCAATCAAAGATGTGATCGCCTTCCGGAGACTTGTCCCCGCCATGCTCCCCTGAATACCCGCGTTCCCGAGTAACGCGATCATTGCCGCAGTCTCTTCGAACTGTACGCCCGCTGCCTTCGCAATGGGACCAACCATCTTGAACGATTCCCCTAGCATTGAGAGATCGACATTCGCGTTCGTCATTCCGGTGACTAGAACATCGTTTGCATGACTGAGGTCTGAGACCGCAAGACCGTAGCCGGTGAGAATGTTTGATGTGATATCCGCCGCGCGTCCGAGGTCCATAGCGCCCGCCGCCGCAAGCTGAAGGGTCGAAGGCATGGCGGAGATGATCTCGTTCGCCTTGAAGCCCGCCATTGCGAGGAACCCCATAGCGTCCGCCGCCTGAGAAGCGCTGAACTGAGTCGTCCTTCCCAGTTCAAGAGCAGTCGAGTTCATCGCGTCGAACGCCGCGCCGCTCTGTTGAGTGACTGCTTTGACGCGGTTCATTCCTTGCTCGAAATCCCCGAAAGCTTTCAGGGACGCAACGCCCATTCCGACGATAGGAGCCGTAATCGTAGCGGTCATCGTTGCGCCGACATTCTTCATGTCGTCCGCAACATCCTTCAAGCTCCGCTGCATGTCCTCGATACCCTTCGAGAATTTGCTGAGCTTCAGACCGAGTTCGACGAAAAGGTCTCCTACCTTAACAGCCATCAGGTTCCCTCTTTAGATCCTTCCGGAATAACTCTTCTTCTACGCCGCCGCCGTTTCTTACCCGCGCCCGGAAGCTTCCCGCCAAAAGCGACGGTGAGTTGTTTCGCGAGTTCGAGTTGTTGCTTCCATGTCTGACGCGCATCGGCTTCCTTGTTCTTTGCTCGTCTTTCCGGAATGAAGTCTTTGACCTTGAAGGGTCGTTGCTTCTTTGAACGGTTCGCGTTCGCGATAACGGTACAAATGAGAGCGGAGCGGAAGTCGTGATCTTCCTTGCCAAAGATCCAGCGATCCTTAAGAGCATAGAATTCGACAGGAGCGAGACCGAGAAACTCCGTTCGTGAAAGACCGAGATCATATTTTGCAAATGCCCACAAGCGAATCCAGTCAAGCTTAGATTCGTTTACGCTGCCTGTGGGCGTATCTCCAAAGGGCGGTAATCCTCGACTGGATCAGTCGCCGACAAACCTTTTGTCCATGCCTCCGTGACCCGTTGAAGAATGAAAGGCATGTTTTGAATGTGTATCCACTTGCCGACTTCTTCGACCGTCAGCTTCTCGTCGCACCATGACAGCGCAGCGAGAGTCATAAGCTTCACATCCCGGATTTTGAGATCAGCGCCCCATGCTTCGCCGCTGATAATAGACTTTCCGGTAAGTTGTTCGATCTTGAGGAGCGCCCCGAATGTGACAAGTAGATGGCGGGTTTGCCCGCCTAGTTTGATGGCGACAGTCGGACGACCGTCGATCCCCGCTGTTTGTTTCGCTATCGTAGCTTTTGATTCGCTCATCGAATCTTCTTTCTCCGGTCTTCCTGAGATCCCGATTCCTTGCGTTGCCGAGACCGTGACGTGATTAAAGCGAGGGAGAGGACCGGAACTCCCTCGCTCAACTCAAACACTCCGTAGCACTGCTGTGATCCTCTTCGCCCGTCAGGGAAGATAGCCGCTTTACGTGAACGTAGGCGGACCCGCGACCTTTGCAGTGATCGAAGCCATGAGAACATCGGCGGGATCGGACGAGACCTCGAAGTTCACGAAGATAACCGGAATGATCCATTCAGTGTTGCCACTGTCCGGAAAGACAATCTTCAAGTTTCGAGCGGTCCGATTGACCACGTCTTTCAGAATCCCCGCACTGTAAGAGTGCGAAGGGTCCTGAGGGATGAAGTTGATATCGAACGTGACATCTCCGCCGTCGATCAGTCCGGAAATGAAGCGCCGGAAAGGTGTCGCCGTGTTGTGAGTTGTGACGTCGATTGTATCGGCGTTGAGGGACGGACCCGAGATAGTCCGCAATTCTGCGACCGTTGCGAAAACTTCGGGAGTCGCGCCGTCACCGATCTGAAGTAAAGTTCCGAAGGCGGAAATCGCTGAACTTGCCATGCTGTTTTTTTATCTCCTATCTGGAAAGATCGTCCTTCCGGAATCTTCGATCAGGTCGGCATCCGAATGACACTGAATTCGATCAAGGCGGAGTCCGCCTCAAAGTTCAGCGTTCCGTCTCCCTGAACCCATCCCCGCCGTTCGGTGAAGGGTCCGTAAACGTGAGTCGCGCCCGCCGCGATGGAATCCGCCGTGACGTCTTTTGTACGCCCTTGCTGATTCGCGACCGAGTCGATGGTAACTGTGTGAGGACCAACGTCCGGATTCCATGCGATCAAAAGATCGCGCCCGGTCATTGTGAACTCTTCGAAGTTGACAGCGTCAGCCGCCGTCTGAGTGAGAGCGACGCCCGCAGTCGGGAAACTTCCCGGAGCGTCATCAGGTGTATGTACTTGTCTTGCCATTTTTCCGGAATCTCCCTTCTAGTTGCTGAGCTTGATAATCGCCCATTCGATGTTGACGTCATCCGCTTCGATGTAGAGGACGCCTGTCGACTGCTGCCAGCCGGTTAGTTTCTTGAATGGTCCGAGACACTTCCACGCGCTCGCCGCAAGGGATTCACCCGCGATAGTTCCGAGTCGTCCCATTGCATCCGCCGCCGATGTAATCGTGAAGGTGTGCGGAGAAGCATCTTCGTTGCGGACGAGGAGGAGGTCGTTACCCTCCATGACGAACTCTTCTTTGTTGGTAGTGTCTGCCGCCGTCCAAGTGATTGCGACGCCATCCGCTGTGTACGGACCCGGAGCGGTTGTCTTTGTTAAACTTACTCTTGCCATAGATCCTAGATCCTTTCGTCCGGTCCGCCTGTCGCGAACCTTCTTCGAGTGTTAATTATCGGGTCCGGAAGGAAACCGCGCCGGGAGAAGCGCGTATTCTAAAACCATGTCACCTCAAGATCCTGTATTCATTGGAGACGAATCTTTCCGGAAGATTAAGATCGCGGAAGATCAGTCGGAATTTCAAACGCTCCCTGCGGTCATGTCCCGTGATAGTGGAGCGGTCACAGTTCGATACAAACTGACGCCCCAAGAACTCAGCGATCTGAACGCCGGGTTCGATTTGTTTATGACTGTGCTGACAATGGGAAAGAAGTTACAGCCGATCATGCCCTTTGTCGACGACATGAAGAACCCTGTCGTCGCGAAAGCAATTTGCGAGGACTGGAGACAGTTCGTCGGTTAGCCGTTAAGAGTCTGCGGAGGTTCGAAGTCTAGGAAGGAATCTCCCGCGCGTTCTTCCTCGGTCGCGTCGCGTTCAGAGATTAGCTTTCCGGAAGGATCATAAAGTTCCGCTTCGACCGGACGCTTCACGCTTTCGAGTGCCGCGTTCATGGCAAGGTTCTCCGCCATTTGGTGAAACTTCCAGACGTGTGCCTTTATGTTTGTTTCGTCTCCGTCCGCTGCGACGTGGTTGAACTTGCAGGAGAGACACTGGAAGAGAGGGAAGGTCTTCCAACTGAGTTGAGAGTAGCCGCGCTCTTTGTCAATCTCCTCTTGAGATTGAGGCGCGGACGGTGTTTCTTCCGGAGGGTCTTCGTCAAAGTATTCCCACTCTTCCCCCGGTCTTAACTGTTCTTTGTCTTCGCTCATGCGAGTTTCTGCGCCCTGACCTCGAATCGCATAATCGCCGTGAAACGGACATCGTCCTCTTGCAGGAAACGAGTGTCGAGGTATTGTGTCTTTGGGAACGCCCATCCTTCCTCAGGCGAGAGGTCCATCTCTTCCAGTGCGTCAACAAGTTTCCCTGCAAGAAGCTTCGCTCGTTTCGTTCCTCGATATGCCGTGTAGATCTTGATCGTGACAACAGTCACTCGAACCGCGCGGTTCAGAAGGTTCTCTTGTCCCTCGATCATGTCTTCAATAATCGCGTAAGGGAAATCGACCGAAGTCTTTTCTTCCGGAAGGAAACCGTCGAATACCTCGCAATCGTTTTGAAGTGCGACGGATACCTTCTGGAAAATGGCGAGTGATACGCCGTAGAGAGAAGAGCCGCCTTTGATTACTGCCATTACTTCGCCGTCCTTTTGAACTCGCGCCTTACGTCTCGGTTGAATTCTCTCTTCGTCTCTTCGTAAGCCGGTCCCATGAACGCCCGCGCCCTGAGACCACGCTTCCCAATCGCTCGACCGATAAGGAACGCGACGCCCCGCGCTTGTGCCTTAGTCCATCCCGAACCGTTCATGTTCTTTCGGTTCCTCCAGACCCATTCAAAGATGACATCGGGCGGAGGTCGTTTAATGGCGACTGAATGAACGTAGCCCTTCGGAGTGTTCTTCGAGGTTACCTGTCCCAGAGGACCCGTTCCGTACTCCACATAAGCCGCATAGCCGACGTTTGTCGAGATTCTGGAGGTTAGCCCGTTCGCGAAGAACTGAGGACGTATGGACGCTCTAAGCTGTCCCATGTCGACCGGAGCTTCTTTCTTCGCCCGGTTCGTCAGCTTCCGTGAGTGATCGTTTACAAGACGCTTCATTGCGCCCCTCAAGCGCTGATCCATGAGACCGAACTTCCGCCGCAACGCGGTCGCGCCTATGAGCCTCGCTTCAATTGGAGAATTACTATTCGGCACTTGACCCGTCGAACTCTTCAGCTTCCCAGAAGAGCCGGGTCGCTGATTGATTGATATTGAGCCGCGCGAGTATCCGGAAGTAATGCGTCTTGGATGTGTTCGCGTCCGTATAGGAGAGTCGATCTCCCTTCTTCCAATCGTCCCAGTAGTGCGACTCGATAACGTGAGAAGTCATCTCCGCAAGCTGAGAACCTACGATCCGTTCCATCGCTGAACGTGGCATCACATCGCACCATAACGAAGTGATCAACGTCCATGACTGACGAGGACTCCCGCCGATGTCATCGGTAGTAGTTTCCGGACGTTCAAGAGCGAGGTAAAATCGAAGGTCTCCAGTTTCCGGACGGTTCTTTTTCGTCCGCTTCATGAGAGAGTCAGTCTCCGGTCAAGGTAACCTTCGAGCATGATCGCCACGTTCGCGGGAATGATACCGATCCGCTTCGCAACGACTTCGTATTTCAGTTCCCCGGATTGTCCTTCCCGGTTGTTGTATAGATGACCGATCCATTGAAGAATCGCTTCTCGAACATCGGTCGGAACCGCTTCTTGTGCCGTGACAATCTGCTCAGCGGTCGGACTGTCCACGTGATCGTTGTACCCGACTGTATAGGTCGCAATGAAAGACGCAAAGCCGCGATGTGATGGCCACGCTGAACGCGGTCGGATCTTGTCCTTATCGAGCGAAGCCGCATAGTCGTCAGAGTCCATTAGCACGAGGTCATCCGCCGACATGGAAGCGATTGTCTGGATTGTAACTATTGAGAGAATCGGACGAACCCAAAGCTTGAGCATGGGTCCGACTTGATCATGCGTCTGACGGATCGTCTGTTTGATGTAGCCACGATTCGTATACTTCTCAATCGCGCCGACGACCGCTCCGATGATCCGGTCAATGTTGGTTTCGGAACTTCCGGAAGGGAGTTTCAAATGAGCGATTACATCCGCCGCTGTGACAGGCGCAAATTCCGGGTCAACCGTTCGCGTGACATCGACGCCCCGCGACCGCGCCCTTCCGGAAGAACTTTCAGCTTGAGAGATTGCATCGAAGATCGGCATAGTCACCACAGTACAGCAAAGGACAAGACCCCGCGCCCCGAAAGGCGCGAGATCTCATCCGGACCGTCGCGAAAGGCGACTTCGTTAGACAGTCGGAGCCGTCTTCGGATTTCCGAGGACTGCAACCGCGCTGATCGTGATGTCAGACGTGCCGGTCTCTATAAGAGACAGCCGAATGTACCGCTTGTGAAGACGGACACCGAACACGACGAAGCTGTCCGCCTGAGCTACCAGATCGATAGCACGGTCGGAAGGCGACTCCCCGAAGTAGCGGGTCGGATACGTGGTGCCATCCGTGACCAAAGCCGCATCGGACAGAGCCGAGTTGTCCCCTTCATGCACTTTCGCAGTGAAGTAGTGGTCACCGTCAGCGGTAGCCGCTGCATGAACGTGAATCAGGAAGTAGACGTCGTCGTATCCCTGAGTATCGATGATCACGTCCCCTGTTTTGTCGGCAGTGATCTGAGCGTAGTCAATCGCCCGATTTACCTTTACGTTGCCTGCAAGTTTGAACATTTTCTGTTTCCTTCCTTATTCGAAATTTCCTCTCTTCAATTTGATCGAATCCTTCCGGAAGGAATTAGCCGATCTGATACTGGACAATGACGTCGACGTGCGACAGAGTCGTCATGGTAGCGCCGGTCTTGACGATGTCAAGAGCTTGCCCCGCCGTGAGAAGCGCCATCCAACCCGCGCCCTTCGTGACGTTCGCCACAGTGTTCTGTCCGCTGATCTCGATATCCTCCGTCAAAGCCGCCACAGCCGCCGTGACGACAACGACCGGAGTCCCTTCATCGTCCTGAATGCGAACGTCGGTTGCAGCGGTAGCCGCGCCGCCGATGATCCGAAGGTAGTAGTTCACAACTCGGATCGACTTGCCCGTGACAGCCGCGACAAGCTCATAGCCCGCGTTCAGTTCTGCGAGAGTGATCCGAATTGCTTTCGTATAGGTCAGTGCGTCGCCGACGCTTGCGCCGTGACGTTGCAGGGTTCCCGTGATGTCAGCGGTACCGCCGAGATTCAGCTTGTTGTCACCCGCCGCCGTTGCTTGCTCAAAGTAGTTTAGTACTGAAGCTCCCATGATTCATTTTCTCCTGTTTGAATGGGACCTAACCTTCCGGAAAGGTCCCGTCAGAAGGTCTAGTTCCCTAGACCGAGATCTTCAGCTTCTTGATCGCGAACGGTGCAACGACTTGACCGCCGACACGCTTCCGAGCGCTGATCTCGATCATCCCTACACTCTTGCTCGAATACGGGTCCGTGATGATCTCCATCACAACCCGGTCGAGAATGTAGTACGCCCGCCGCCAGTCGCCGAAGACAACCGGGTAAGTATCCGCCCCGATAGTCGGCATGTCCGGAGCGACCACATAGGGACGATCCATGATCGTAGCCGGTTTCGCGTCGGTCTTGAATCCCGGAGTCCAGAGGTACTGACCCTGACCGTCCTTCAACTTCCGGATGGCTTTCAGGGTCGACCGCGCCATGACGAAGACGCCATTGTTCGCATAGACCTCTTTCGGCTCGAAGTACAGATCGATCAGACCGTCCGCCGTGATCTCGGTCGCGTGACCGGAGTTCACCGAAGCAACGCTGGCATTCGAGAGAACGCCCTGAGGTTGACCCGTTCCGGTTCCGGAAACGAAGGCAGTGCCTTCCGCCGATCCGAACTGCTCGGAAAGCTCTTCCCGAATGAAACCCTCGACGTTGAACGCCGCGTCTTCGAGTTCCTGCTTTGAGACCTTGATGAGACCGTGCATCTCATAGGACTGAAGCCGCTCCATCCCGTAAGTGGGATTTCCGGAATCGGCGCGAGTGCCGGTCTCCTCGACCCATGTCGCGGAGATGCTTCCGGTCTTCTTCGGAATCGTGACCGCCTTACGGCTAGTCGTCCGGATACGAGCAAGACTCCGAATCGGAGAGAACTCGACGGTGTCCGCGATGATCTCATTGACGTACTCTTCGGGCGCAAGGTAGCCGCCCGCTTCGTCGTCGCCGACAATCATCGCCTTCTGAGCACTGGCGGAAATGAACTCTTTCTCGTCGTCACTGAAACCCTTGTGAAAGTCCAGAACATCCGGAGACAATCCGCCACGAATCGCCTTCCAGAAGATCGACTTCCGCATCGCCTTGACGGTTGCGCCATCGTCACCGCCCGCTCCGCCGCCGCTGTTCGACCGCGACCGAACCTCGGACTCGAACGCCTTGAAGTCCTCGACCTGTTTCTCCAGTGCCTCGACCTTCTCCGCCTTGACGTCGATTGCGGCGAGTCGCTCGTTCAGCTTCTTTTCCGAAGCGTCCATGTCGTCGGACATCTTCGTCATCTTCGCGTCAAGGTCACCGCTGACCTTGCCGTACTGCTTGACCTGTTCGAGAGCTTCCTCGTTCAGAGTCTTGAACCCTGCGAAAGTCTCGTTGATTTTCTTAAGTTCTACTTGTACGTCCATGATTCCCTTTCCTGTTTCGAAGTCTCTCTCGCAGTGATCAAGGATCGGCTGCCAAACCCTCTGTCGGCGTACTCTAACGGCTTCCGGAAGAAGTGTCTAAGTAGTGACCGAGGTCACCCGCCTACTTCGCGGACAATGTTCCCAATCCCTCACGAATATTCCGGAGGGATGTTACGAGGGCGAAATCCTGAACGCCTTTCGACAGTTCGGACAGACCCTGAAAATCTTCGTCCGGAGTCTCCACTCCCGGAAATTCCTCTTCGACCTTCTGATAGAGAGTCTTCAGGTCGATTACGATAGCGTCGCTATCTTTCTTCCAGACAGCGTCTTCGTCGCCACGAGTCCGACTGAGCGCCGTCTTCGCCGCGTTCAAAATGTACTTGGGTTCCCCGTCGACGATGTCAACAACTTGAAGCGCGTACCCGAGCGGAGATTGATCGTTCTCCGCATCCGCCCATACGAACGCCTTCGAGTAGAGGAACGGATCGTTTTCCGCCCACTCCGCGATGCGCTTCCGAGCGCCGACAGGGTCGAACGGATGATCCTTCGCCGCGAATGCGAACTCTTGTCCGAGACCGATTCCCTTAACAACATCAGTCGCCGCCTTCGGATTCATTCCCCACGGAACAACTGAGATCTCCCAAAGCCGAAGCTCTGTCAACTCTGCAACATCCTCGCCGAATTCAGTGGAGGGTTGCGACTTGATCACGTCATACCCAAAGCTGAGTGCCTTCAGGATCTTCTCTCGAACCTTTGTTCGAACGTCTTGCGCACGCGAGACAGCGGAGAACGGAGCATGGAACCAAAGACCTTCGTCGCGCTCTTCCGCCTTCGTGACGACGCCGATGACCGCGCTTGTTCCTTCATAGACCGCGTGCGAGTCGTAGAGGAGAATCATCCCCTTCTTCAATCGCTCTTTGATCGTTTTCTTGAAAGCGCCTTTACGGACGACGTCGCCTCCCAGGTCGACGTTATTGAACACACTGGCATAGCCTTCGAGGAATCCAGCGTCAGAACCTTCTTCCTCCACGACTTTGACTTTTGTCAGGTCAGGGTCGATCTTTTTTCGGAGCATATGTGCTGAGACCTTCCTATCGGAACGCTACCATCCCTATACGTTCGTTAATTATCGGTTTGTGCTGAGAGTCGCGCGAGTCCTTCCGGAGGTCCTCCCCATCTTCGCTGAAAACTTTCTTTAACTTTCCGGAAGTTTTCGCTTGACATATCCTTCCGGAAGCTTCATACTTGGATTATGGAAGTGACGTTGACCTTAACAGAACTAATCGAAAAGGCGAGAGCGGTTGCAAGCGCGACACGATGCGGGTATGGCTCTTACCGTGAGGGAAGGTTTCAATGCTACATCGTCCCCGTAGAAGCGCGGACACGTCAACAACGCGACCATTTCCGAGCTACCTTCTACTTGGATGAAAAACGAGTAGCCCGCAAAGTCATCGTGGAAGCCCTGAAGAAGAAGGCGGAATAGCCACAGAAAAGTTTTTTTAAGTTTCCGGAAGTTTTCTCTTGACATATCCTTCCGGAAGGTTCATACTCAGATTATGGAAACGACATTAGCAGCAAACGCCGACCTGATCGAGGGAATCTTCTTCGGGTTCATGTTCGCGATCTTCTACTTCGCGCCTTCGATCATCCGGAAGCTTCCGTTCAACCACACTGCAACCGGAGTCTACTTCAATGAGAACGGTTCGGCTTGCTCTCGCGGGCGTTTCTAGGAATCTTGAGATGCTGCTCACTATCGAAAACACGATCCTCGACGTAATCGCGTTCTTGCTCTATCCGAGACTTGGAGATCTCTCACTATGATTTCAATCGAAACTGACAACGTTATGCGTGACTTCGCTACGCTCTCCCTCACTACCCGCCAGAGAGCCTCGCTTCTCTGCAAGCCGGAAGACGCTGTCGTCTCCTACCCGGAGTTCGATCCCTTCCGCGCGGTTCAGCCGATTGCAATCGTGACGTTTCCGCTCTACGTCAATCACAAGTACTTTGAACTCGCCGTCTTCGTGTACGAAAATGAAGAGGAGTTCAACGACAAGTTCTAACACTGGAGGTCACACCATGCACCAATACCGTTTGATCTGGACTTACCGCGAACATCTTAGCGTCAAAGCGGAATTCAAAGCCGCTATCAACGAAGACGCGGTCAAGATCGGACTTGACAAGTTTCGAAGACTTCCGAGTCTGACCCTTCATGGGTCCTACAAGATTCAACGGTTGCTGATCGGAACCAAAGACACTTGGGTTATACTCGACGCTCAAACCGGAGAGGAGCTTTCGCCCGAAGACGCCTAGAACGGGGACCGAGGGAGGACCGAGGGTCGAACGAGATCGACCCTCTCCCTTTAATTTTCCGGAAAAACAAGGAAGAAACAACAATGAGCAAAGACAAACGCAAGCTTCGCGACATGGAACGCCCGAACGTTCTCGGGTATGATCTCGACAGGGAAACCTTGACACCGATCCGGAAGACGGTCCCCGCGACCGCGCCAGGAGAAGACTACGGATGCGACGTCATAGGAGACGGAACTTTTCGAATGGTTCCTTCCGGAGACATCGTTGACTTCGAGGAACGTTGTCGCCGATTGAACAGAGAGGGTAAGATCAAGTCATGACGAAGATTCAGTTAGTCCTAACCGACAGTGTTCAGATCGAAGCGACGCTGAAAGATGGAACATGGACCTCGTCGGAAGACTACATCACGGAGTATCTGAACGCTGAGACGAAACTGATCCTAGCTGAACCGGGTTACATTCCGGAAAAAGAGGAAGCGATTGTCCGCCCGATCCTCGAAGCGTTTCCGGGTTCTATCATGCTCGAAGAGGATCGCCCCAATCCGGATGACCTCTTCGAAGAAGTCGACTTCGTTACTCCGTAGCTACGGAGCCGGTTTCCCGAACAGATCCCAGAGGAAGTCAAAGAGATCCGCATCTTGCGTTGCAACCTTGTAGGGATCTTCGTAGAGCATCTGAACGCCCATCGAAGTAACCTCTGACGCGACATTCCCATTCGCCGCTCGAAACGGGTAGACTCGCCCTTGATACGCATTGATGAACTTGTCCTTCTTCGTAACCTCAGTCGAGCCGTAACCTTTGATTCCCGTAACATCGCTGAGCTTCTCTAGGGGTTCTCCCGCCGTTCGTCGTTTCAGGAAAGCGTCAACCTTGTCCGATTGAGTCTTCGAGAGCGTCTCCATCGAATGCCCCGTCTCATGAATCACGACGTTGACGCCGTCATCCGGAGCGATGTTAATGAACGTCTTCAGCTTCTTACCGCCGTCCGGTTGCGTGAAGATAGCGTTATTTTGAAATGCTCTCTTGCCCTTCTTCAACGTCTTCGTTCCTACCTTCATCGCGTCAACGCCTTCAATCCCGCCTAGCTGTTCGAGGAATGCTTTCGCTTCCTTCAGCTTCGCGGTCGAGACCGGACGCTTCCTCCGGTAGATGTTAGAATTCTCGAAGTCGATGACAGTTGACTTCTTTCCGGAAGGATTCCAAGCGTCGAGGAAAGCCTTCTGTTTTTTCTTGTTAAGCTTCTTGATTTGCTTCCCGTCGATATCGAGGATCTCATTCCCGAGGACGTCGTAACGCACTCGCCAGTCCGCACGCTGCGTGCTATCCCAAAAGCTACCCTCCGCCCTTTCTTTGAGAAGCACAACTTGACGTTTCCGAACTTGATCTCTGAGGTCCTCTAGTGCCTTGACTTCGCGTCCGATGTCTTCTAGTTCGTCGATCACCTTCCGACGTACTGACGCCGCTGTAAGCTCTTCCGCCGCCGCTTGTGCGGGAGAGACGGGAGCGCCGGGTCGTCGCCGTCGTCGAGGAGTCCTCCGCGCCGGGTTCGTTGTCGCCGTTGAATGATACAGAACGGTACAACGACAATTGATGACTTCCTCGGGATGTCCGCCGCCAGATTCAGTATCAGCCGGGAACATAAGCTGAGCCGCGCCTACTGAGAAGTACTCTGTAAAAGCAACACGTTGACCGTTTGCGACACTGTGAGTCGCTCGAACGCGCCCGTCCCGAGTCGCTAACCATTCCTTCTCAGTCGTCGCTCTGTCAAGATGTTTCCCATACGCGAAGTGAGTCGCGCCATTTGAAGCGCCGATGACTTCCGTCCGTGCAATCAGGAATCCTCGGTGACGACCGAAAGTAAGACCCGTCTGAAGCTTCTCGACGATGTCTCGGATCGAAGCCCCGTCTCGAAGTCCGCGCTCGATAACTTGCGCGATTGCCGCCTTCGTCGAACTTGCGACGCGCGTCACCTTCTGAGCGACGGAGCGCGAGACATATGCTTGGAACTCCGCATCGTCGAGGGTCTCCAGTTCTGTAAAGTCATCCGAGATCGCCTTCCCGAGAATCTCGTCAGACGCGATCCGATGAAACTTCTTTCCAACTTCAACCCATAGAAGCGCGAGTTCATTCCGGAACTGTATCCGGATCAGATCGTCTGCAACGTCAAGCGTGTCCCCGATCCGCTCCGTCCGCGTATAAGCTCTTCCGACTGCTCTTCCCCATCGCTGAAAATCATCGGCGAGACGCTCTCCCCATTTGTCCTCAAGCGGACGCCGCTCTTCGTCAATCGCCTTCCATCTCAACACAGAACGAACCATCCGGAAACTTACCTTTTCCGGAAGATCAAAGAAGGGAGAACACCCGCGATAGACGGACTTGATCCAGTTCTGAAGAGCTTCAGGAAGTGAAGCAACTGAGACTTCTTCCGAGGAGAGTTCCGAAAGTGGAGACGCGAGGAATGTCATGTCGTGATGATCTTAGCCATCCTAAGCAATGTTTAACGCCCGAACGACGCCTAGCGCGTCCGGACGCCCAACGACGCCACAGCCCCGCCCCTAAGCTTCGGGATCGTGTCTGTAATCGACGAGGACAAGCGCGTCAGCGTCGTTCGCGTAATGATTGACGAAAACGACCGTCCGGTTATCGATGAAAGCGAAGTCGATCCCCTCCGCCTGTCTGAGTCCGTTCCTGAAAATGATTAGTGTCCCGTCGACGAATGTCTCCGCAAGTTGATACTCTCTTCCCTCTAAGTTTCCGGAAGGGTTAACACGAACGCCGAGACGTTGCACAATTGGGTCGGGAGGGAGTGTCGACGTCGCCTTCGGTCTCAGGATCGGCGGAGCGCCGGAACCCGGAGCCGGAAGGATCAAGTCCCAAGCGGACGCTTCAATCAATGCCTGACGCGGAGTTCCGTCCGGAAGTGTAATCCAAATTGAACCGGTCGCAGTCACTTCGCCGGTTAGCTGAGTCTGAGGGACTTGCGTAACCGTGACCGCGACTTGCGAATAAGCGACCGCCGCGATGATCGCAACGACCGTGAATAGTACGAATAGCTTCTTCATGTTTGCTTCTCCTAGATAAGACGCCCGCGCCGCGCTTCTTCGTCAGCCGGTTGCAGTCGATAAGGATCGCGCGAGTTTCCTTCATCGTCTAGCAATTCCTCATCCGCCGGTCGAACCGCCCCGCCTTCAACGGGAACAGTCGGGATCAAGCTTTGGTTAATCCAAGCAACATCGCCCCACGGGACCGCGTCCATTCCGAGACTGAGCCGCTCTGAGATTGCATTGATCGGATAGTTCATTTCATGCAAAGTCTTTGCTGTATCAACAAGCTGTTTGAACGCTTCCCGCATCGCCGGAACCTGAGAGAGATCATAGTCGATCTCGATATCAGGACCGAAGGCGGGAGCGAGACGATAGTTCAAATGGGACCTAAGCCAATCGAGTAACGGTGTGACTGTGTCTTCCCAGAATGAAAGACGTGCAATCGCGTAGTTTGAGTAAGTAGGATTCTCCAGAGCGCCGACAACCATCGGCGGAACCGCGTGAACCGAACAAATCTCGAATTTGTTGAAGCGCCGCTGGTTAAGGAAGTCCATGTCTTTCTGAGAGAGTGACATCGATTCCCATTCCATGCCGCCCCAAAGAATCATAGGACGGTGACGGGAATCTTCTTTAGCAAACTCGTCTTCGATGTTCTCCTGAAGAACGGCTTTGTCCATCGTCAACATTGTTTGCGCCGGAACTTTCAAGATCCCGTTCGGAACACCCGAGTTATCGAGGATCGATTTGTTCCAGCCGATAGCCGCGTTCTCTGTGAGGATCGTCCGCGCCGCCGCTTGGATCACGCTCATTCCAACATAGGGATCAACTGGATCGATATACTTCATGTGGATGACGTCATCGACATTGAAGAACGCCGGGGTTCCCGCGCCGGAATCAAACTTGTAGTCGCGAAGAAAGGTTTCTTTCCCCGGTCGTGGAGTTGTCCAGTCCGGACGCATGCGCCAAAGACTCGTAGGAATTCCGGAAGGTCTCCCGCCTTCTCGTCCGATCTCCCAATAGGAATTTCCGCCAAGGTCAAGATCCGAGATCCACTGAATGAAGAATTGCGTCCGATCCATATACTTGTTTGGACGGTCGATCAGCCGTTGTAACGGATGATCGATTAGATGCTCTCGACTTGTCGTTGCCGTCGCCTTCCGATAGACCTTCCACGGAACAGAACCAACGCTCTCGCCTTTCTTCGAAACACATCGGTAGACCCAAACGAGATCTTTGTATCCGGAAGCTACAGCTTTCATGAAACTAAACTTGCCCCCGAACATTCCGGAACCGCTTCCGGAAGCTGAAAAGACAGCGGACAGAATACCCGGAGTTTGGGCTTCTTCCGTCTTCGTGAAGAAGCGCCCCGCCTTCTGGAGAGAGGTTGTAAAATTCATTGTCAGTTCTCCTAGCACTTCTTAATTGTCGTCACTAGCGACCCATTGACCCGCGCCGGTCTCTGTCGCTCCGATGATCGCCCGGATATCCTTGAAAGCTTCCTTCCGGAGAGCAGAGATGTTCTGAGTTGTGAAGCCTAACTCTTTAGCTAGAACATACTCTTGAACGCCTTCGAGGAAATGCTTCCGGATAATATAAGCTTTCAACGGTTCGATGCGATCCAAAGCATCGCGAACTCGTTCGAAAAGACGCTTGTTCGAGAGTGTCTCTTCGAAATGGTTCGGAGCCGGAAGCGCGTGAAACACGACGGGATCGACTGGAGTGACCTTCCCGTAGTGGCGAAGCTCTCCCGCGATGTAATCCTGAATAGCGCCTTTGACTGCTCGATAAGCGTAAGTTGTCAGCTTCCCGCTTTTTGGCTTCAAACGATAACGACACTTCGCAAGCGCCATGAGAGCGACTGCTATCATCTCCTCATGGGACACATTCGCGACGTTGTTCGAGCGCTTCACACGTTGAACAATGGAGAGCACGAAAGGAAGAACGTCGCGTAATCTCCCGCCGTTGTCTTCGACGAGGGTTTGAACTTGCGATCTTCCGGAAGGAACTACTTCGGGTCCGTCTTCCTTGTAGTCATCTATTCCCGAGTTCAGGTTCAGTGATTGAGGTATCGTAATCATGCGTTCACCTTTTCTCGGTCCTGTACTTTAGCTTCGTCCTTCTTCTTGATGCCACGAATGCGTGAAACGCCCACGGCGACCGGACGATTATTCGCTAATTGGAGGAACGCGCCGGAAGTCGCGTCCGCTTGATCATCGTGTCCAGCTTCCGGAACGTTTACCAGTTCGTTAATGAAGTCGTGATTCCATGGTGCATTGACGATCTTCACAAGACCGTTATTTGCTGCCGACGCAAGAGGAGTCCATCGCGTGACCTTCGCACCGCTTGAGGGTACTCCTTGAAAATCATATCCGATCAAGATTCGTGCAAAATTTCCTATCGTTAGTTTTCCGGAAGCGCCGGGTTCTTGCTCTATCCGAATCTTAACGCCGTGACCGTCCGCGTCCGCCGTCGCCTTGATAACGTTCTCAACTTTGCCGGGGTTCCATTGTCCGCGAACAATGTCTTCGATGAAGATGTCTCCGCGCCCATCCATTGCGACGAGAGCGCCAACTGTATAATCCGCGTCCTTCCTGTCTGTCGCCGCAAGATCCCAGAAGCGGAAACGGTAGCAATCGACCGGAGCTTGATCGACGTAGTCCTGAAACCATTCCGACTGAAAAATTAAACCGTCCGGAGTGACTTCCCAATCGCCCTCTTCACGTTGCTTCCGGAGGATCGGCGGAAGATGCGCCAACATTTGATGATAGGCGACTGCATCAAGAGACGGGTTGTCAGCGATCATTGCCGGAATGAAGGGAGCAATCGCCGTCTCTTTCGTAACGAAGCGACCTTTAACCCAATCGTGACCGATTCCTCCGGGATTACTCGCGCCACGAATCCGAAGCGGAACTTTCGACAAGAGTCCCTGTTTCGGTCTTCGCACGCGCCCGAACATGAACTTGTATTGATACTCGGTGAACTGAGTTAGCTCGTCGAATGCGACGTACTGATAGGCGGGTCCGTCATAATTCCAACAGTCTTTATCGTACTGAAGATGACCGAACTCCAGTGTCGCACCATTCGGCCACAGGAATTGATGCTTCTGCTCATTCCATCGAATCTCCGGAAACTTCGCTAACCACTGCTGAGCGCGGAACATGATTGAATCAGCTTTGCCCAACTGAGCGTATGTCCGCCGCAAGATCAGCGCGGAGTATCCGGGGATGTTCATGAACTGGAGAGCGCCCATCAGGAGCGCGTCAGACTTCCCTCCGCCCGCCGCTCCGCCGAAGAATACTTCTTGATCCTCTCTGCAAGCGAGGAAGACCTTCTGTAGCAAGTGGGGTCGATGTCCTCCCCAATAGCGCGAGAGAACGATATTCAACTGAGCGTCCCAAAGTTCGGGATCTTTCCGGTAGGTTCTACGCCCCGCCTCGATCCGTTCTGTGGTGATAGCTCTTTCTAAGGCGTAGCCCATATAAGCGACGGTCCGGTCCTTATTTTGACGACGCCCCGCCGCCTTTGAAAGATCTACAATCCTTTGTCGCTTATACAAAGAGGGAGCACGACAAGACCGCCGCACTCCCTCCACCTGATTAGAAGCTTACTACTAGACCTTTGGAAATTGCAAGTGTAAACCCGAGGTTCCGTCCGGAAGATCTTCCGTAGTAACATCCCGGAGAATGTTCGGAAGGTGAATCTGTACAAGTTTGAACAGTTTCAGAGAGAGCGCCCGGATCTCTGTCTCGGCAAATTTCGATCCCCTCATATGAAGGAAGTGACGAAGCGCCCGCGTATTCATCGTGACGTAGATCGGAGCTTCAGTGCAATTCGGGAGAGAGTTCCGCGCGACCTGATTCTTCATTTTCCGGAGACCCGATTTCCCGAGCGCCTTCTTCACATCTGACGTAAGTCGCTGATCAAGAATCTTTCCCCATTTCTCCCGAGTCAAATGATAGAAGTCGTACTGAAGTTCAATGTCGTCAAGGAAGTTCTCTTCGAGATCCTTGTTTCCCTGAAACTCCGGACGCATACAAAAGCGGAGGAGACTTCCACTCGCGTAACGTTGCGAGACCTGAGAGAAGCCAAACCCCGCGCGATGCCTGACAAGTTCGTGAGTCAGTGACCGCGACACGCCCCAAAATAGAAACGAGAAGCCGGGATGCTCGTAGACGGAGCCGTGACCGCTTTCGTTAATGTTCCGGAAGTATCTCTCCGCCTCTTTGTTCTTCGTCCTTCTCGGACCGAGGGAGAGGTAACAAAGCTGACCCGCGAACTTCGCCGCCGCTTCAGCGTCCGGAAGGTTATCCGGATCGTCGAGGTAGCTCGTAAAGCCGTGCTCTTCCGGAAACGATTCGAGGAACGGACGGATCGCTTCGAGATTCACTTGAGGACGTGAGACGAGCGCGACCGAGGGTTCTTTGAAATAGTAAACGCCGCCGTCTGTTTTGAAGACGGGCGAAGCAATGAAAGGCGGACGAAGCATGCTCGTCTCGTCGCCGTTGAACATCTCTCTTTGTGTCATCTGATAGATTCCTTCTTCCCTAAAATGGGACCTTCTCGCTCATGAACTCCCGCGACCATTCGCGTTTACGCGAGAGTCCGATCTGAAACGCGGGACCGACAGAGACTCGACTCATGGGAGCGTCGTAAAGCGTCTTCTCTTTGTGATCGACGCCTACCTTCGGAGTCCAGAGCCGGAAGGCGTAGCGACGTTCTAACGCCCTTCCTCGTCGCTCCCAGAGATCCGCAAGCAAGAATGCCGCTTGTATGTGCGGAACGAACATCCGTTCTCTCACCTTTGCCGTCTTCCCCTCAACTTCATAGAACCGAATAACCGGAAGGTACTCTTCGATCTGAGTCCAGTCGTAGAGCTTAACCGTAATCTTCCGGAAACCGTCAACCGGTTCATCTTCTTGCCAAAGCCGCTTGATCAGTCCGACTTGTCGTTTCGACTGAGCCGGTAGGGTCATTTGAAGATGCTTCCCCGCAAAGAGTGAGACATCGTAATCGAAACACTGAACGCGGTTCTCATCTCTCCAGTTCATGACTTCCCAAGTTTGGCGACAACGATCTCTCGATCTCGCTCGACGTCCTTCATATCCGCAAGTTTCCGGAAGGCATCCGCTTCCGCCTTATGCGTCTCCGCTTGTTTGGAACGAATGGACGTCCATAGAAGAAGCGCCAACAATAGCAGTCCGAAAAGCTTCCAGCCGATATCAATCAGAATCATTTGTTCTTCCCTTCGAGGTATTGGATGTAGAGAGCGCCTTCAGGCGTCTCTAGAATGTCGCCGATGATCTGGATCTTCTCCGCTTCCGCCCTCGCGCTCTGGACTGTCCAGTAACGCGCGACGACAGGCGCAAGCAAGAGGAGCAAGAGCAGAATCGGGATGAAAGCAATGAGCGTAATTTTCCCCCAGTCGAGGACTTGTTTCATCGGCATTACGCCCGGTCTCTGTCTCGGGTCTTTTTTGACTTCCATGTTCTAAGAATACGCCCCTCGAAAACTTTCCGGAAAAATAATCACTTTAAGGGTTGACAAAAGCTTCCGGAAGGTTTATTCTTGAGTCATGGCAAACAGCATCTCCCAAATAAACGAGACGACGATCAGACAGCTTGAAGCCGCCCGCCGCGTGTTTGCTTGCATGACGAAGTCGATCCGAGTTACTTACGTGATCCTCACCGATACAACCGTGAAGGTCTCGCGCGGGTCTCAGGGAGTCATTGTCAAGTACAACGTTGCTGCCGATGACTACGAACTGACCTACTACGTCGGGTTCGACAAGTCGGAGCCGCTTGACAGAGTCTACGTCGATCAGCTTCAAGAACTGGTAATTGCAAAGCTCTCGAAGAAGATCCGCCTCTAGCGGGTCTCTCCCGAGGGAAACGAGGAAGCTCTACTTTCTCTGGGCGACGGATAGGTAAAGGGTCCGTTGACACGCCTCAGTTTGAATCGGATTTCGCGAGTCTTGTTCAAACGTTTACAGGTCTATCCGTCTCCCAGAGAGTGTAGAGATTCTGCAACCTTATGGAGGTTTACTAGAGTGAAGATTCTGAAACGGGTAACGACGCCCATGAGTATCGAGGACGCGGAGAAACTCGCCGCGACTCTAAACAAGGATGTTGAAGACGACTGGAACTATGAAGTCGATCAGAAGCTTTGCGCCGATGACGTGATCCGTTCTTTCGTTGACGCCTATGATGAGACTGGAAAGTTCATCGGAACACTCTAAGGTTTCCGGAAGTTTCCTCTTGACAGGAGCTTCCGGAAGGTCCATACTCTAGTTATGACAAACACAATGAAAACAAACCGACCGGACGAAAACTTCAAAGGGATGATCGAGATCAATCCCGCAACTGAAACCAACTTGCTTGACGCGCTAAGACTGGAAGGGATCTCGAATCCGATCTTCCGGACAGTCCGCCGCACATCAGACGGCGAGAGCGTCAGAATCTTGATCGTCTCAAACGCGAATGCGGACCGCGCCTTCGTGACTGCGATCAAGGTCGAAGCCGCGACACAAGATCTGATCATCGCTTTCAAAGAGGGAGCGGTCTCGATCATCTCTGAGACTCATGGTCCAATCCATGTCGATTACAGCGCGGAAGTCAACACTTACGCGATGTCAGTTCAGAATCGCCCCCGCATCGAAGGGATGACTGCCGACACTGCGATCCTTCTTCTCTACTCAACCTATACGGTCGGGATGTAAGTAACCCGAGTTGAGAGCACGGCTTCGGAACCCATCCGGAGCCGTTCTTATTTTTCCGGAAGAAAGTTCTTGACAAATCCTTCCGGAAGGTTCATACTCTAGTTATGGCAAACACCAACCCCCTCAACAGTCGCAAAGCGGAGCGGAAAGCACAGAACGCCACGAACGATTCTCTCGCTGATCTGAGCCGCCGTTATCACGACGGAATCCCGGTCGGAGAGATCGCCGACATCCTGACGGAGAACGGCTTCGACCGCGAACCGATGGACGGAATCTACTGCGGGCGTGAAGGTCGAGTTCATGAGCAAGTCGGATCGAAGACATGGATCGCAATGTCATGGTTCAAGATGGAGCAATCAGGGCGCTACGAGATCACGGCTTACGTCAGCTAAAACCCTTTCTTAACTTTCCGGAAGTTTTCTCTTGACAGGAGCTTCCGGAAGGTTCATACTTAGACCATGACAACGACACATACACTTCTGAACAAAGTCCAGACCGAATGGACCCGAATCGCGCAAGAGCCGCTGACCGAGCTTCGCGTCATTGGGAACATCGTGTATTGCTGCTGTTCTGAGCTTGCCGCGCTTCGGTTATTCTTCGCATACAAGCGCGGGTCTGTTTCCGGAAAACTCGTCGAGGTTCGCGAGTTGAAGCATCGCGGAGACTGGAGCTTCGGACTGGAGCTTCACCCGAGCGTCTTCGGTCGCTAGAATCTCTTCCTAACTTCCCGGAAGTTTTCTCTTGACAGGAGCTTCCGGAAAGTGTATTCTTGAAGCATGGTTAACACCAACATGAACACTCTATTCAAGGTGACCCTCATGTTATTCATGATGGTCATTTTTACGCTTCCCTTAGTTGCGGAGGCGACACTGACGGAATTACCCCTCAATCTCACCACTTGCTCGATTGCGACCTTGCTTCCGCCGCTGCCGATAGTCGGTAACCTCGGACCCTTTCCGATGCCTGACTCGACCGGTTATTGTTCCAAGTGCTGTGACAGGCGGTACCCGATACTCTGCGGGTGTAGTTGCGCGAGTCCCGGCAACCCGGAAGGCGTCAAACCTATATCGAATGAGACCGTTGCCGCACCGCCGCCCATTGTGAAGCGTGAATAACTGACCGACAAGATCGAATGCTCCACCACGGCTCTCGGCAAACAACCGGGAGCCATTCTTATTTTTCCGGAAGAAAGTTCTTGACAAATCCTTCCGGAAGGTTTATTCTTGAATCATGGAAGCCAACAAAAACACCAAAGAGATCAAGGTCGAAGGCGTAATCTTCGAGGTCACTCAGGTCCGCCCGGTCGGCGCGAAGTATGTTGTCTCCGTCAAAGGCGGGGAATTCGGCTTCGCTTCGGTCTCCACGCTTGCTTGCGCTGTTCGCGCCGCCGCTGAGTATATCGCCGCCGCCGAGCTTCAAGCCGCAATCGATAAGCTTGACGCCGCCCGCGTCGCTACCCTCAAAGCCGAGGACGACGCCGCTTCCGCCGATGCTGCAAAGTTCACCGATCCGCTCGATCTTCTCTTCTCCTAAGCTGACGGGCTTCCCGTTCTTTCCGGAGAGCGGAGACGCCGCTCGACGTCAGTGAGAAGTCTTGAGAACTCCGCCCGCGAAAGTCATCCCAGATCTGGAAAACCCATCCCTTCTTTCGAAGCTTCCCCATATAGTGATTCACGACGAACTGAATCCGAGAAGGACCGCCCTTTGAGTTCCCTGTATCGAGTGTGTTGAATCTATGCTGTGACCACAGCTTCCGGAAGATCTCCTCACAAGAACGGTCGTTTGCTCCCTGAAGGAACTGAAGCGCTCTGAACTGAAGATCGGTCATAGTCTTCCCAGAAGGTAGGCAAGAATCGCCGACACTTCGCCGATCAACAATCCAAGGATGAATCTATTGACCTGTTTTGATCTATACACGCGATAGAGTTCATCTTGTCTCGACATGATCAATATCCCCGGAGTTCCCAGAAGATCACGTTCGAATGCTTCGCCCATCCAACCCCGCAAGCATAGGAAGTAAATTCGAGGACGTGACTCGGATAAGCGTCAAGCAACTCAACGATGTCTTCATAGTCGCGCGGAGAGACCCGGTTCCTGACGATATGAAGCGCCTGAAGCCCCTCGTAACGCTTCGCCCGTCTGATCGCCTGTCTCATCCGCTCCGGTCGTGTAGGGAGCTTCTCACGCGCTGTTAGTTTTGCTTCGAGGTAAACGATCCCGTCTTCCTTCCGGATGTAAGCTTGCATCGTCGCGAGATGATCCGGAGCAAGCTCATTGTAGACAACCCGCTTCGAGGGTCTTCGCTTCCGGAGAGTAGCGACCTTCGTCACGTTGACGAGACCGCCGCCGCCGTTCGGGTTGACTTCTCGAACCATGACTGAGCGTACATCTTCCGGAATCTCCTCGACTGTGTTCCAGATTCGAAGACGGTTCCCTAGCGCATCCCGCTCCCAAAGAGCGAAGTATTGCGCTCGATTCGCAATCGGAAAGCTTCCGGGTAGCGGTTCCGGAGTCATGCTGAAAGAACGCGCCCCTTCGGAACGCCCCATGCGATCTCATGAGCGGACTTCCCCTCGACTTCCGTCCATGCTTTGATGTCCTCGATCCGGAAACGAGCGCCGGGAGCGTCAGAGATGCGCCGGGTCCGGATGAGGTTGTCGAAGTAG